GTTGAGATATTCAGGGGCGGCAAACAGACCGATTCAAACGGCATCAGCCATGACGGGGATGCATTGATCGATAACGCGATCGCGAAATTCAATCCGGAACACCACGAGCCGCCGATTGTCGTCGGGCATCCGCAGGACAACTCCCCGGCATTCGGCTGGATAAGTGAGCTGAAAACAGATGTTATCGACGGCGCAAAATCGCTCCTTATCAAAGCAAAGGATATCGTGCCCGAATTCGGGCAGGCCGTCGAAAAAGGACTCTACAAAAAACGGTCGGCAAGTTTCTATCCGGACGGGGGCTTGCGGCATGTAGGGTTTTTAGGCGCCGCGCCGCCGGCGGTAAAAGGCCTGGCCGACCTGAAATTTGACGAAAACGATGAGGCCCTGACCTTCGATTTTGCCGATTCGTCACCCTGGATCTGGAATACAGTCGCCGATATATTCCGGGGCATCCGCGACTGGCTCATTGAAAAAGAAGGCAAAGAAACGGCCGATCAAATCATCCGGGACTGGAACATTGAGGACATCAGGGCGCAGGCTGCCACGTCGGAAGACAAAGAGCCCCTGATTTATAGAGAGATAACCAACAATAAGAAGGAGGTAACAGACATGGATTTTAAAGAGAAACTGAAGGGGGTCCTCGGAGCAATCGGTATCGATATTTCAAAGATACCCGACGATGCTCTGCCGGCAACACCCGCCGCCGGCGCACCGCTATTTTCCGAGGCGGATATTGCGACTGCCAAAACGGACGCAGCCGCCGCGGAGCGGAAAAAAGCAGACGCGGAGTTCGCCGAAAAAGAGCGTCAGGCCCGCGAGGATGCCCGTAAAAAGGAGATCACCGACTGGGTGGGGCAAAGAGTTAAGGATGGCAAGATACTGCCGTCCTGGGCCGATTCCGGGCTGACGGCGTTCATGCAGAATCTGGATGCGGAGACGGAAATCAAATTTGCGGAAGGGGCCGAAAAGAAAAGCCCGCTTGTATTTTTTCAGGGGCTTCTCGAGAGCCTCGAAAAATCGCCCATTTTTAAGGAGATTGCCGTGAAAGAAAAAGCCGGCGACAGCGGGGATTTCGCGGAGGCGAAAGAGGACCAGAAAGCGGGAGAGGCCATTGCGGCCAAAGTCAATCCGGCCGCGAACAAATAGGTGGAAGACGGAAGGTTTTCTTCAGTCGAAAGCCGAAGTAATCTAAACGAAGGAGATAAATCATGGCAGGAACATTAGGAGTGACGGAAACCACGGGATCCGAGCTTTCCCAGCTGATCGCATCCGAGGTGCATATCCAGAGAGAGATCACGCTGAAAGCATCGGCCGGGGATTTGAAGCGCGGCACGGTACTGGAAATGGTGAGTGTGGCCGGCGGAGAGTGGCAGCAGCTGGCTACGGTCGCCGATGCCCGCGCCATTCTGCTGGAAGATGTGGATGATTCGGCCGAAACGCAGCTGGTGCAGGCCTATTTCGTCGGCAAATATCATTATGAAGATCTGATCTGGCCGGCGGGAATAACAACGCTTGACAAGCGGACGGCAATCGTGGCGCTGCAGGACCGGGGCATCATCATGGATGAGGCTATTCTGGCGATACCGACGACTACGACGACTACGACAACCACGACGACCAGCTCAAGTTCAACGAGCTCGACAACGTCGTAAGAAAAGAAACTCAAAACTTAAAACTCACGGAGGACACAATGGATAATCTTTTCAAAATACGCGTATTAACGGCGGCAATCAATGCCATGCAGGCGCCCGCCATGAAAATCTACAACCGGATTTTCCGGGGCCGGGAACATATGGAGCCGAGCGACCGGCTCGCCTTCGAGGTGATTTCGGGCAGCGAGAAGATATTGAAAAATATCTCGGTATATGCGCCCGCCGAAATTACCGACAAAACCGGCCGGAAGGTTGTGACCCTCACCGCTCCCCGACTGGCCCAGAAACGCTTCATTCATGCCGCGGAGCTCAACGCGCTGCGGGCCTATGGGGAGCAGTTCGGCCTGGAGCAGATGAAGACGCGGATTGCCCGGGAACAATTGGATATGCGGAGCATCATGGACCGGACGCTGGAATACTGGGCGGTCAACGCGCTCAAAGGCCAAATTCTCGATTCCGATCTGAAGACGGTGCTGGTGGATTACAACCTGGCTACCTCCCATAAACCGACGCTGACCGGCACCAATCTCTGGACCAGTGCATCCAGCGATCCCGTCAACCGCTTACGGGCCTACAAGAAACTGATTGAAGATGATTCGGGAGGGGCTATCACCGGATGGATAGGATACATGGGGTCCGATGTCATGGATGCCCTTCTCGCGCATGAAAAAGTGCGGGAACTGCTGAAATACGGCAAGGGGGTTCAGGTAGCCGAGAACGGTAAAATTACGAAACTGGCCGAAGTGGAGCTGGATGAGTACAACGGAAGCTTTCTCGACAGCACCGGCACCAGACGCCGATTTATCGATGAGAAGTATTGCCTGTTGATCGGCTTTTGTGCCGACCTCGTGGATGTGCCCTACGCGCCCATCGTAGATGACGACGCGCCCGGAGGCGTGGGCAATATCGACGCCAAAGGCAGCGGCGTTCTCTATTTCTCAAAAGCCTGGCCGGAGAAGGACCCCAGCGGCCGGTGGATCAAAGCCGAGACCAGGCCTCTGCCGGTGCTGCAGCGACCCGGTGCGGTGATCTACGCGAAGGTGGTGTAATGGCGGCATATTGCACTCTCGATGATCTCAAAAAGGCGGTCCCCGAAGATGTGTTGAGAAGGCTGACCGATGACTCCGGCGCAGACATTATCGATGAGACAAAAGCTGTCGAGGCGATGGCCTCGGCCGCCGAGGAGATCGACACCTATATCGGCGGCCGCGTCAAGCTCCCCATTGTCGGGACCGCCCCGCCGATATTAGGCAAGATCAATGCCGATATCGCCGTCTACAACCTCTATTCACGGGTTATGGAGGAGATTCCCCCGACGCGGGCCGACCGCTATAAAAACGCGGTGCGCCTCCTGGAAAAAATCTCGAAAGGGGAGATGTCGATCGGTCTGCAGCCCCCGCCGGACCCGCCGGAGAGCTATGACGGCGCGAGTCAGGTGAAAGCGAGAACGAAGATGTTCGATCCGACGACCCTGGAGAAATACTGATGCATGAATTCGAACAGTTGGAAGATACCGTTATCGCTGCGCTGGGACCGCTGAAAGATTCGGGGCTCAAAACATTAGCGGCGTATTCAGGAGATTTGGATGTCGACGATATCGAGGCGGTGACCTTTCGATTTCCCTGTATCTATGTCATCGCTCCGGAGTTATCTCTGATCGATGCGAACCGCTACGACAAATACCGCCTGGAATTGATGCTGATCATCGGAGACCGCAATGTCAGGGGGAGCATCGCGGCGGCCCGGGGCGATATATCCAGCCCCGGAATCTATGCTTTGTTGGAAGCGGTCAGAGGCAAATTGCACCGGCAAAAAATATTAACCGGCTGGACCCCGCTCACATTACAGAATGAGCAGCCGCTGGTGTACGCGCCGAAGGCGAATATATGCCTCTACACGGCCGCGTATGAAACGAAAACCGTCAAATAAAAAAGGAGAGAAATCATGTTTCCCGAAAATCCAAATGTAGAATTATATACCCTGGGCAAGGGAGTGCTGTCGCTGGCCGAATGGTCGGGTGGGGCCGCTGGGGAATACCGGGATGTCGGCAATTGCCCGAAATTCGAGGCGGAAGTTACCGTGGAGAAGCTGCCCCATTACAGTTCCCGATCCGGAGTCAAATCCAAAGATAAAACGGCGACCATCGAACGGGGCTATACCATCAATTTCGATCTGGATGAAAAATCCGCCCTGAACCTGGCAATGCTGCTGATGGGCGAGGTGGACGGCAACACGATTCACGCGCTGACCCAGACCGACAAAGAATACGCCGTCAAATTCAAGGCGGACAATCCGGTCGGGCCGAATGACATCTGGGAATTCTGGAAATGCGAAATATCGCCCACCGGCGCGGTGTCCCTGATCGGCGATGAATGGCTGACCATGTCTTATAAAGGCGAAGGGTTGAGTGATACGGCCACTAATCCCAGTTCCCCGTTTTTCGACGTGACCGGCACCACGACTACAACCACGACGACCACAACGACAACGTCATAAAAGGGGAAAATAAGAAACTTAAAACTTCTAATACGGAGATCCTGATGCGCAAACAGAAAACTATCAAAATCGACAAAAAAGAGATTACCGTCAAAGAACTGCGGGTGAAGGACATTCGCGGCATTATTGAGCGGGGGGATACCCTGGTCAGCGAGGGGCTGGGCCAGATAGCGGATATCCTTCCCCTGGCGACCGATCTTCCCCTCTCGGAGATCGAGGAGATGGCGCCGTCCGAATTGCGGCTCATCTGGGATGCCTTTCGGGAGGTCAATACGGTTTTTTTCGACCTGGTGGCAAAGTCGGGGATCATGGAGCTGCTCAAAAGCTCGATCTTGAAGGACTTGACCGGGCTCTTTGCCA